CCATCTCATAATCATAATTATAATTTTTCTGAGAGTGCCACAACAGGTGGGACTACTGCTATTTTTGTAGGCAATTATACTAATGTTTTTACTAATGGTGTTACAGCTAGTACTGGTTTAGGACGTCCACACAATAATATGCCCCCTTTTTACGTATTAGTATATATAATGAAAACAACTGATTATGATTTTTGTTATAATTATATTCCATAATTTCACCATAAATATACATGGCTCAAAATTTTAGCATTATAATAGCCTTGTGATTTTCTTTTTTCTAAACTAATTGCTTCACCTCTTTTTTTGGTTCCAGAATGTCTATTAAAATAATTGCGCATTCGTTTTCTATCATTATGATTTTTATGCGAATAATATTTAAGCGGAGTTCTATCTTTATATTGTTGATAATCTGATGCTCCAAAATGTATTTTGCGTATTTTTTGGGTTGTCTTATTTTGGATATATGCTGTGTATTTTTTTCCAGGCGGTCCTTTTTCAAATTTTATGATTTTTTCTTTCATATTATAATATTTTTATATATAATAAATATTATAGTATTATAGTATAATAGTAATATAAAAAATGATAAATATACCTATTAAATACTTACCTCATCGTCTTAATTTGAAAGATAAAAAACTACAAATTAAACAATTAAAAGCATCGCGTAACGCATATAAAAAGAAGCGCTATTTAACACGAAAAAATGTTGACTCATATAAATCCAAAAAATCGGCTCATATAGCAAAAGCGCAAAAGTTGTATAAACTAAAAAATATAGCAATAAATTCTGACTTAGTAAATGCAACAGGTTGTTCTAAAAATGCCTTATTACAAATTGTTAAAAAGGGTCGCGGCGCATATTATTCTTCTGGGTCACGTCCAAATCAAAGCGCACATAGTTGGGGTTATGCACGCTTAGCAAGTGCTATTAGTGGAGGCAAAGCAGCGGCAATAGATTATAAAATATTGGAACGTGGTTGTTCATCAAATTCAAAGGCACTAAAATTAGCGCTTAAAGCGAAAAATAATAGGACACGAAAAGTTCCAAAAATTAAATTAGTATAAGCTATTGTTATAACCTATAACAAGTTATAATACATAGATTTAGCTATTATATAACAGCCCACCAAACCCATTTTGAAAAATTAATAAATTGTATTTTTCTTCCATTATATACAAATTATAATAATATTTATAAATGTTTGTAGGGTCTTTTGACGTTGCTATTATTGCGTTTGTTTCTGGGTCACAAATAGTTGTAAACTCCACATTACTGCTATCTATTGGTGGATTAGCAAAATTATTATATTCAAATTCGATCGTTTTAAATTTATTTGTATTAAACGCACCATTTGGTTGTAATTTATAAGGGTCTGTTGTTAAAGCAAAATTGTAATAATATAAACCAACTTTTGAATTAGATCCATTTGACTTATTATATTTTTCTATTCTGCTAAATACGCTACTATCAAATGTTTGTTCTCTATATTTGCCGTCACATATTATACCAAAATTTTTCATAATCTCACATACATTAGTTTGTTCATAAACAGTTGGACTATACCCCGTATAATAAATATTTTTGGAAATATCACCAATATTATAAGTAAAATGAGGACTATAATATATATAATATAAGTCTGGTGTTGTGACTTTTTTCAAATCATTTGGAATACTATTTTCATAAGGCCAATTAGTATAATTAGACCATTCATTGCGCTCCTCAACATCACTTCTTTGAAAATACCACATCCAACTACTAATTAATCCATTTGATTCTAATTTAATTTTATTAGTCTTAATAACTTCTTTAAAACTATATTCTTTGACCTCTTTAATTAAATAATTTTGACTATTTTTGGCAAACATTTCTCGCTCGGCATTATCAAGAAAACATTGAGTACATAGCAAATGTATATTACTATTTATTCTATTTGTCAAATTAATATAACTGTCTCCAGATATATCTCTGTATGGCGGCGGATTTATAAATCGATTAAATTGATATTCTGTTGTTGTTTGAAGTGGGTGTATTTGAGGAATATTATTATAGTTAGTTATTTTGTAAGTATTTACACTCATATCGTATAATACATCTTTAATAGTAAACAACTCTTCTAACGGTCGCAATTTAAAATCAATAACCAAATTACTGTATTGTAAGCATATTAATGGAAATGACATAAAAGACGACATTGTAAACCAGCTGTTAATTGGTATATATAAATTATATTCTCTTATAGATGGTTCAATCCCGCTAATATCAGTGTTTGTTCCATTTATATTAAATGCATTAGGATAATTGTTGTTTCGATTATTGAAATTAGCCGGATCATTTAGTTCACTAATATTTCCTGTCATAATATCAAATAACTCTTTTTTATGAGAATCAAAATCACGCTCAACAACATTTTGCAAATAAGTACCGCTAAATTTTTGAATAGTTATTCCATCAATCATTATTTTAACTTCTTCCATTAATTGACATCCAATATGCTTAATCCATTTAAATTCGTATGGTCTATAAACAGCACTAATATCTCTATATTTATTATAGTAGTAAACTGGGCTCCATATTGCTGGTAATTTTAGCACTAAATAAGTATCCATCAATAAGTCACCATACCGTCCTATTTTAAAACTGAAAGTTGTCGATTTTGAAACTTCCAATTCTTTTTGTCCGACTTGGTCTATCCTAAATTTTTGTAACCCAAAATTAGTATATTTTGAATATGTGGATTTAAAGAAACTTTTAGTAGGATTACCTGTCAACATAACATTTTGGTCGCCAATAGCTATTAAGTTTAATAGTCCACCCGCCATAGTCTAATAATTTATATACTATAATAATTTTATACTAATATTAAAGTAATTAGTTAATTTGTTAATTTGTTAAAATAGTTAATTAATAAACTACTAAAGTATTTTAGTTAAAATTAAATGTTTTAATATATAAATATGGAGGAAAAAGATAAAAAAGGTAGTTTTTTTAAAGAGTTCAACAAGTTTTTTAAAGATTATTTTGGAAGTGACTCTAACAATAGTACTCCATCACTATATTTGTATATGACAATTAGTATTGTAATTTTAATATTGTTAATATTATTTGGTTGGATATATGATAGATTAGCATTAGAACAACGAACATGTGATAAATTAGAGAAATATTATAGGTCTAATATTGGAAAATCCTATTTTACAAGTGCTAATACTGTAGAAGCAAGTAGCGCAACGGATCTAACTACAACTAAATTTGATATATCTAATTCAATATTTAAAAATTATTATGTTAAAAGTGCTTATAATTGTTGTTGTGGTGATGGCTATAAAAATAATTTTGTTAATTTATGTGCTTTAGAAAAAACGATTTCTAATGGATGTCGATTTTTAGATTTTGAAATTTATTCATATAATAATAAACCAATAGTAGCTTCCTCCACTGCAAATAGCAACTTTATAAAAGAAACATATAACTCTTTAGATTTAGGTGATGTATTAAGTAGTGTTACAACACGAGCGTTTGATGCTATTCATACCAATTGTAGTCGCGATCCTTTGATTTTAAATTTTCGGGTTATGAGCACAAATTTGACAATGTTAGAAAAATTGGGTGCACTATTTGAACAATACTTAGATCTAGCTACTTCGGATAGTAACACTTTTCGCATAATGAAACAACATAATTATACGAATGGATCAATATTAAATGTCCAAATGAGAGATCTATATAAAACAATTATTGTTATATGTGATTTTTATCCATCAAATAATATAATAGAAACAAATAATGTATTAGCAAAATTGAAAACATATATTAATTTAAAGGGAAAAAGTGAATATTGTAAAACCTATAGATATACTGAAATTGCGGGAAAAACAGCTCAGTTCATAGATGAAACAAAAAGAAGTTTTGCTATTGTATTGCCTAATTTGAATAATTCTGTAAATAACAATGAGTTTGCGTCAGCATATGGTTTCGGTTGTAATGCTATAGCTATGAAATATCAAACCAAAGACGCAAATTTAGAAAGTTATATAGCACAATTTACAAATAAAGGAAACTATTCGTGGATTTTAAAACCTAATCATTTGATTGCGAATGTTCCAAGTAGTTTTCCTATTATTCCTTTTACAAGTCATACACCAATAGCAGATGCAGATCTTGATAGTACGTTACAAGCTCGTTTATCACAGGATTAATATAGAATAGAATTTTCTATTTTCTATTTTCTATTTTATGGAAAAATATTATAATAACACATTATATTATATAATATATTATATAATTTATTATGAAATCTTTTGAAGAAAAAGAATTAAAAATATTACGAAATGCTATTGATAGCGCTACTTATGAAGTAGGGAAAAAATTAGTTCAATCTGATACTATAAAAAAAATAATAGAAATATTAGAAGACTTTTTAAGAACACATAATACCCTATGTTATGGTGGTACAGCTGTAAATAATATATTACCAGAACAAGACCGATTTTATAACAAAGATATTGAAATACCTGACTATGATTTTTTTACGCCATTAGCAATGGAATATGCGACAAAGTTAACAAATATATATTATAAAGCTGGTTATGAGGAAGTAGAGGCAAAATCATCAGTTCACGCTGGAACATATAAAGTGTTTGTTAATTTTATTCCTATTGCTGACATAACCTATTTAGACAAAACATTGTTCAAAAACTTATTCAAAAAAGCTATTAAAATAAATGCTATAAATTATTGCCCTCCTAACTATTTGCGTATGGCTATGTATGTTGAATTATCAAGACCTATGGGCGATGTATCGCGGTGGGAAAAAATATTGAAACGCATTACTTTATTAAACAAAAATTATCCTTTAAAAGGAGAGCTTTGTAAATCTATAAAATTTCAGAGAGATTATGATGGTTCAGACAGCGACCGAGACAAACTTTATGAAGTTTGTAAAACATCATTTATTAATCAAGGATTAGTGTTTTTTGGTGGTTATGCCGCGTCACTTTATAGTCAATATATGCCCAAAAAAGAACGTGCACAAGTCAATACTATTCCTGATTTTGATATGTTGAGCGAAAACCCTATGTCAAGTGCGTTAATATTAAAAGAACAACTTAATTATGAAGGCTTTAAAAATGTTGTTATTAGAAAAAAGAAGCCTATTGGTGAATATGTAGACGACCATTGTGAAATAATTGTTAATAATGATGCAATTGCGTTTATTTACAAAACGGTTGCTTGTCATAGTTATAATGTATTAACACTACAAGGGCGCAAAATCAAAGTTGCCTCTATTGACACTATTTTGAGTTTTTACTTGATTTTTATTTATGCAAATAGACCTTATTATGATGAAAACCGACTATTGTGTCTTTCTGAATATTTGTTTAAAGTTCAAATCAAAAATCGTCTGGAACAAAGAGGGTTGTTAAAGCGATTTAGTGTAACGTGCTATGGCAAACAACAAACATTAGAAGATATACGCGAAGAAAAGGTGAAAATATACGATAAAGTTAAAAGCAATGAACTTTCGCGCAAATCCAGACTTTATAATATGAACTTTTTTAGATATATTCCAAAAGAGGGGTTTAAAAAAACTATTAAATATAAATTTACTAAGACAAAAGTGGGTAAAAGCCGATTAAGTAAGAGAAAGTGATGTTCTAAGTTTTTGTATTATTAATATATAGTTGTATATTTTTTATATATTAATAATATTTGGATTGGATTGGATTGGATTGGAATGGATTGTAGTGCCAAGCTAATTTTGAGAGCTATTTTCTAGTGATTCTATTCTTGCTATTAAACTATTTATAATTGTTTCTTGTGCTTTTACTTTTGTATGTAATTCTTTTATAGCAGCAAGTCCATATACAAAAATATTATTATAATTTACACCATATGGTTCTTTTATTAAATTGTTACTTTCATCATAATGGTCACCACCTCTAACACAAAAGCTTAAGTCAGGAATTTGTAATACTTCTTGAGCTATTAAACCTGCTTCATAATTCCAAGTATTTGCACTTAAATCTCCATTATAATCAGCATCTAACATTTCTAATGTTTTTTGATAAAACTTTGGAGTTAGTTTATCAACAATGTCTAATCCATTTATAATAACAGATTCATTATGTTTTAACCGGTCATCACTATATACAACAGTAAAAAAAAAATGAAGTGTGATACCATAAATAGCGTTCCAAAAATAACTTGAACCACCTAATAAATAAGTATTACCAACTGAAGGAACACAATGTCCTGTTATTACTGTTGATGGTAAATTAGCAGTTCCAGTAAATGTAGGAGAAGCAAGATTTGCTTTCGTGTCTTCGAGTGATGTAAGTGCGTCAGAAAATTGTTCTAATGAATCTGAAAGAGCTGAATCAAACTTTTCTATAGAAACTGCTCCATCTGCGATTATAGGATTTATTACAGAACCTGCAGTTAAAGATGCTGCCGCTCCATTTGCTCCCTGTATACCTTGTGCTCCCGTTGTTCCTTGTGCTCCTGTTGCTCCTTGACTGCCTGTTGCGCCTTGACTACCCGTTGTTCCTTGACTACCTCTTGCTCCTTGACTGCCTGTTGTTCCTTGAGTACCTGTTGTTCCTTGTGCTCCTGTTGTTCCTTGTGCTCCTTGACTACCTGTTGCTCCTTGACTACCCGTTGTTCCTTGAGTACCTGTTGTTCCTTGACTACCTGTTGTTCCTTGACTACCTGTTGTTCCTTGACTACCTGTTGCTCCTTGAGTACCTGTTGTTCCTTGTGCTCCTGTTGTTCCTTGTGCTCCTGTTGTTCCTTGACTGCCTGTTGTTCCTTGAGTGCCTGTTGTTCCTTGTGCTCCTGTTGTTCCTTGACTACCTGTTGTTCCTTGTGCTCCTTGACTACCTGTTGCTCCTTGAGCTCCTATTGCTCCTTGTGCTCCTGTTGCTCCTTGACTACCTGTTGTTCCTTGACTACCTGTTGCTCCTTGAGCTCCTATTGCTCCTTGACTACCCGTTGTTCCTTGAGAACCTGTTGTTCCTTGAGAACCTGTTGTTCCTTGAGCTCCTGTTGCTCCTTGAGCTCCTGTTGCTCCTTGACTGCCTGTTGTTCCTTGAGCTCCTGTTTCACCTGTTGTTCCTTGTGCTCCTGTTTCACCTGTTGTTCCTTGTGCTCCATCTATACCCCTTCTACCATAAAGCTCTGTAGTAAAATTACTTGTTGATGCATTAGTCCCTTCACCATAATCAACTTGAATAGTCAATTCATTAAGTATATAGCTTATTATAGTAGATGTAACAAAATTGGTTGGAGTGTTGGTTTCGTATGTTTTCACATACATTCCTGGGCGATATGCTGTTTCTAAAGCTAATTTATCTACAATCAAAATTATAGTAATAACTTCATTATTAATATTTTCAATAGGTTCAATCGTTGTTATCAATTGTGGAAAACCAATTCCATTAGCTCCTGTTGTTCCTTGTGCTCCTGTTTCACCTGTTGTTCCTTGTGCTCCTGTTTCACCCGTTGTTCCTTGACTACCTGTTGTTCCTTGACTACCTGTTGCTCCTTGAGCTCCTGTTGCACCTGTTGTTCCTTGACTACCTGTTGTTCCTTGTGTTCCTGTTGCTCCTTGAGTTCCTGTTGCTCCTTGAGCTCCTGTTGCTCCTTGAGCTCCTGTTGCTCCTTGACTACCTATTGCTCCTTGAGCACCTGTTGCTCCTTGAGTACCTGTTGCTCCTTGACTACCTGTTGTTCCTTGACTACCTGTTGTTCCTTGACTGCCTGTTGCGCCTTGTACTCCTTGAGCTCCTGTTGCTCCTTGAGTACCTGTTGTTCCTTGAGCTCCTGTTGCTCCTTGAGTTCCTGTTGCTCCTTGAGCACCTGTTGCTCCTTGAGTACCTGTTGCTCCTTGACTACCTATTGCTCCTTGAGCACCTGTTGCTCCTTGAGTACCTGTTGCTCCTTGACTACCTGTTGTTCCTTGACTACCTGTTGTTCCTTGACTGCCTGTTGCGCCTTGTACTC